GCCTAGTTTAGTTTCTTTCTTTCCAGCGTCCAGCGCGGATCCATGGGCATCACGGCTCCCATGGCAGTTTGGTCGGTTGTAACTCCGCATCGTTTGGTGGCCCGGTCGATTCCGGGATCAGCCTTTCACTGACTGGCCCATAGGGTCTGTGCTCTCCAACACGCCACGCAGGCAGCAACGAGGGACACTAGCAATCGACTGTGGCCATGTGACAAAGCAAGACGTCATCGAAGGCAACTCCGATGGAAAACGTCTCAAGGACACCAACGAGGCGCCCAACATCATCGGCACAAAGGCCATAATGTTTGTCAACATAGATAAGGTAACCGGGGAGGTCAAGAACGTGTTCCTCCCGGATGGTTGACTTATACTCCCATGTGGCATCGACGACCTCGCGTCCAACACCCGTAGCCCGCCGAATACCTCGAGCGAGGGCAGCCATGAGAGGGTCAATCTTACCCATCTGTGCACAAGTCGACGCAATGCCGCGGAGCCACGGAATGTGGTCACGCGGCGAGCGATCCTTCATATCCCAGCCGAGTTTAGCGATCATCTTACCAACCTTAGGGACGAGGACATAGCTTTCGTGGACAGGTTGAAAACGTCCAGAACAAAAACCAACCTCAAGAGGATCTCTGGTCGTAAGACCTTCAACCTCCATCCCCAAATCATCATATGACTTAATGATGCCAGCAAGGCCACCGAGCCGTTCGAGCTCCGTGTTCGTGGTCACCATAAAACTGTCATCACCGCAAATGCCAACGAGCCACTTGCGCCCAATGCCGTGAATGTAGAACTTCATGGCGGCATTGGCTGCGGAATCACCCGCTGATGTGTCGGAAGCGCCGGACTGCATAGTGAAAGGCACGCTGTATCTTGTTCCGTTACCAAATCGTCCTCTAGAAATACTACGCTTTAACAGCTTATAGACCCTACGAGTAAACTTGCGGAAATAAAACCAGTGCAGGAAACCAAAAGGCCCCTTCGTTAGATGTAGATCAAAACGTGACTGGTCATCTTCAAGAAACACAACGTGTTCACCAACGGCGCACATGGAGTCAATAACACCATACGACTGTGAAAAGAAACGCCCGACTTCCTCGGAGTTACGCCCACAAGTGTAGTATATTTGACGTCCTGCAATGACATCCTCGACCGTGACCTCATCAGGGTCGTTCGGCCCGAGGCCGTCCCTCAAGTGCTTGGCAAAAACACGGACGCTGGGTCCGGTTTCAATTGCGTGCCAGGGTGGTAAACCCTGGATAACTCGTGGGGCCTTGAGAACAAGGTTAGAGACGTGCTTCATGGACACCTCCTGCTTGATAAAGCTAGAGGCAACCGCACGAACAATCTCATACCCTGTCTCCTTGAGACCAACAAGCATATCACGCTTCCCAGGCACAAAGCCGCGCACCCACTTAAGCCAGGGCACGGGTTTACGGACACGTTTAACCAACTTGTCCATATGAGGGCCAACCTCCCTGCGCAGCACCTTCCACTTTGCCTCAACCAAGGCGCTACGAGCCTTATCAGTGTGCAAGGGAAGGAATTTCCCAACACGACCTGTAAGGCCGGTCCAAATGTTGTGAGAACATTGGCCGAAAACCGTAGCAACGAAGCCGACAACGCTGAAAACCCGGCGCGCTCCAAACTTAGGCAGGCAATCAAATATGCCCAACCTACAACGGAAGCCTTCCTGGACCCGCTCATTCTTAACGTTGTAGATGCCGCAACAAACCGTAGAAACAGCTGGCGAGCGATCACAAGAAGAGTGGTCTGAGTAATCAGCGAAATGCCACATGCTCAACTGCCAACTGGGTGCCAACCAACGCAAAGCCGTATTAACAGCGATATGAATTGGGGCAGCAAGAATCCAAGGCAGAAAGCACAACCAAAAATGCACTACAAACCTAAGTGCAAATGAGGCGGCAAAAGTGAAGGGCTTATTTGACGTCCAGTAACCACGCGACTCGAAACACGCGATGAGGAAACTGGGAAATGCAACGGCACACAGGAAGCCATAACTGTATGTCGGAATAGTGCCAAGGTCACCCACAGAAGAAACAAAGTGGGTTAGTGAGATAAAGCCCTCAAGTGGCAAATGCGTCACATGACATGCGACACGCTTGAGGAGCTCTTCGACAGAGCACGAGATCACAACCTTGACAAGCCAAACCCAGAACAGGTGTAGAAACCAGAGGAGATTCCCGGGGTCGGCCGTCAGCGCAAAAGGCTGTTGTTTTTCGAGATGTGCAATCTGCTCGATGATAGGCAGATGTCGAATTGACGCAATCACTTCACGCTGGTTTAAACTATGCTCAAGTTCCCACCAGCAGAAGGGCGAAGCCAACTCACCTTGGCTAGACAGATCAGCGCGTGCACCATTAAAGCGCGTGTTTGCAGTAACCCTCCTGGCACGACGGACAATATTGTCAACGTACAGGCCTGGAGCTTCCACGAACTCATGCACCTCAGAATTAAGTGCAGAAGTACCGATCGAGTGTGTGACCACTTTAAGGTCGGCATCAGAGCCGAGATTCTTCTTAAGCCACATGATTTCTGCACGACCACGCAACTTATCACTAAGTGCGGCAGCGCGGACTTCAGGTGCAACCGGAGCATCGGCGGCAGCTGGGGGGGGGCCCAAAGGCGGAGGACCG